TGGGTTACTGATGGCGATTGCGTTTAAGAATAGCGTTGCCGTTGTTGCGGATTATTCCAAGAAATGGGCAATTGCTTGTCGGAATATGTTGGAGATAAAACGCCCCCGAACTTCTATCCGTGCCAAATGGAAAAAGGTTGGCGGTGGATGGCAAGTGGTGTCAGCAACCAAAAAAACATTCCGTGGTAATTATGTGGCCAGTGGTCAATTGGTGGCATCTATTCAACCCGACCCCAAAGGATTGACATTGGGTATTAAAATGAACGAAACTGCGGATTATGTACAAAAAGGAAGGAAACCAGGCAAAGGGATTCCACTTGATTCAATGCGTAGTTGGGTTAAAATGAAACGCATCCAACCACGCGATTTGTCAACGGGTAAATTCAAATCCAAGGCAAATGCCGAGGCGATGCGGTTTATGATGAATAGGAAAATAAAGTATTTTGGTATTGAACCATTCCCATTTGTAAGCACGGCAAGACAACAAATTTTACCATCGTTCAATAAGGCCTTAACCCAGGCGATGAAACAAGACATAAAAAAAGGACTATTCAAAAGATGAGTTTTACATTTACACAACAACCCGCATCCATAGTTGGGGCCAATTCCCCAATCATTTACCAAGCGTTTGAATCCACCAATTACGCAAATGCGGGATTCCGTTATGAGTTCAAAGTTTATGTGTGGAGTGGCACGACATCCATCCCAGCAACACCGATTGTAACCATTAACAGATTACCCGACCAATATGGAGGCGGAAGGGCGTGGATTGATGTTCACAAAATTGTTACCCAGTACATCACAAGTGAATTTTTGGTGAATGGCACATACAAACCAAACATTGGAAGCGGTGCAAAACGCGTAGCAGTGAAGTGTCAAGGCATTTGGACGGCGGGGTCAACCGCAGTTATCACTTCCAATTTATCGTTGGCCACAAAGGGTTATTCGTATACGGCGGAAGGATTCAATGCGGGAGTTTCAAAGTCAGTATTCACAGATAAAACTGCATTGTATTTAACACCATACACACCAACCGCATATTTATGGTATGATGCAACGGTGATTACTTCAATCGTGGTGGGTTCGACAACAGTGATTCCAAATGTGGTGACAACATCCGACCAAGCCATCCAAGGTATTGAAGTCAAACAATTATTTGCCATTGCAGGTTTATTCGGCACAAATGCAAACATCACATTTGTAAAGGCGGGTGATGATGTGGTGATTCCCGTGGTTTACGATTGCCAAAATAAGTACGGGCAACAAGATGTGTTATTCCTCAATCGTTATGGGGTGTATGATTCGTACCTTTTTAACGGGGTATCGCGCAGAACATACAATGTAGAATCCGAAAAATATAGCCAACCGATATTCAAACAAGCGGATTTGGCTCAATCGTGGAGTTATGGCGTACAGATTACCACACCATTTTTGCAGAATAGTACGGAAGTAATGACAGTAAACACGGATTGGATACCCGAGGCGGATGTGCCAATTGTTGAACAAATATTTTATTCCACAAATGTACTAATCATGACGGGAACGGAAGTGTTATCAACCCGTGTTATTGACACCGCATTTGAGTTCAAGAAACGGACCAACGAAAAGTTGATCCAATACACCATCCAATTGGAATACAACCAACCTAAAATAAACAAGATTGTACGATGAACATTCGGTTTAGTTTGGAAATTGAGGGGATACCCGTGGATTTATTTAATGACGAAAGTGTTGAATTAAACCGCCAATTAAAAGACCTACAAGATTTATCCACAGTTTGGACAGATTACACCCAGGCGTTTCAGATACCCGCATCCGACACCAACAACCAAATCTTTTCTGATTGGTTTGATGAGAATGTGGTATTGGGTGCGTGGAATCCAAACATTGGCAAGGATGCCACATTGCTGATTCATTCGTTGCCAGTGTACACGGGGCGGATTGAGTTCATTGGATGCAAGTTCAAAGACGGAATCCCGCAATTGTACAATTTGGTGTTTTACGGAACGACCAAAAAGATATTGGATCAATGGGGTGAAACATTGTTAAACCAAGTTGATTGGACGGCATATAACCACACGGCAAACTATGCCAACATTTTATCATCGTGGGATAATGCGTTATTGAGTGGTGATATATTGTGGCCCATCGCAGATTATAACCAAGGGTGGCGATATTCCACTATGTCGGGAGTGAATGGCAACATCCGCGACCCAAGGGGTATTGAGGTGGATGATTTGCGCCCAGCAATTAAGTTGAAGGCGATGTTGACAACAGTATTTGCGGAAGCGGGGTTCACATTGAGTGGTTCGTTTTTATCAAAGGCGGAAATGGACAAAGCGTTCATCCTTCCGATGCAAACGGCGGGGCCATTATATGACCCAGAATATACGCAAGTTGGAACTTTTAACGCAAGTGTAGGGGCATTCACTTACACCCAAACCACATTTGGAAGTTTGGCGTATACCAAAATTATATTCCCAACGGTGATTGCAAACCCATCGGGTAATTATAACGCAGCCACGGGAGGTTACACACCCAACAGATTTGGTAATTACTCATTCCAAGTTGGTGTCGATGTTGTGATTACGGGTGTGGGTAGTATCAATTTCGTTTGGATGGTTAACGGAAGGGTAAAAAAGACCCAAGCATTTACGGCAACAACGGGCGGTGCGGTTCCCGTGCGTTATGATGCGGTGTTATCACCACAAGACGAAGTGACATTTGGTTATCGCACCTATTCAGTCGTTACAAGCCCAGGCCTTATTTATATTTCGTGTTCAAATGCCCCACAAGGTATTAATGGAACAACCGTATCGATGGCGGATGCCATGCCACAAATGAAAATTAGGGATTTTGTAAATGGCGTGTTACAAACTTTTAATTGCATATTATTCCCAACGAGTGCAACCACCTTTGAGATACATAATTTGCAAGATTGGTACAATGCAGGAACGACAAAGAATTGGTCACCATTTATTGATGTAAAGGATATTGAACACGACAAATTACCCATTCCAAACATTGTGTCAATGACACACAAGCAATCGGAGTGTTTGGCAAGTGAATACTACCGAAACATCAACCGCCGTGAATACGGGGCGGTGTCCTTTGAACCAATGATTGATTACCCAACGGATGAATTCAAGTTGGAAACCCCGTTTAATGTTATTTGCCCCCAGGTGATGGATGAGGTAAACGCCAATGGTCAACGAGTAAGGGCAACCGAATTAAACATCCCGCGATTTATGGATAAGGATGATAAAGCGGTGCAACAAGATTTGACATTGTTTTATTATGGTGGCAAACAATCGATATCCGATCCATATTATTTCAACAATGTAAACCAATATGTGTTACCATTAATGACATCGTATTCCGCGTATCCAACATTGACTGCGAGTTATTCAATGGCGTTTGGTTTGGAGTATTCCGTGCGTGGAAATGCACCCGTTAATTCGATTTATAATTTGTATTGGAAGGAATATTTATCCCGTATGTATTCAACGCAATCAAGGTTGGTTAAAATGACGGGAATCGTACCCGTGGGGGAATGGTTAAACTTTGCATTGAATGACACCATCGCCATAAGTGGTAATTATTACAAAGTGCAGTCGGTTAAGTATGATATGTTGACCGAGATTGCAAACCTTGAATTAATCACATACCCAAATGTGGACATTATGACCTTCACAACCACGGGGCAAAAACCCGTGTTCACCGATGTGGTGGTCAATGTCAATGGCAAATCATATTTGAACGATTACGCAGTTGCAAAGGGTATCATGAATTCGTATCGTTTTGGAACACAAGATTATTTAAATAGCAACCAAGACACGACATTTAACCAAAATAGTGTCAGCGACATTGTGCAACAGATGGAAAGTTTACAAGCCATTGTACAATTCAACCAAATCACGATGTATCGCGATGCCCCCGTTCCAACCACAACCGATTCTACTTTATGGGCTCCAGTACCACAAGAATCACAAGTATCAATTGGGTATACACAAAACATCACATCAAATTTGGCATTGGCAAAATATGTTTGCACCGATGGTGGTCAATACAAGTTCACGGCGATGGCTAATGTATTGAATACGGGAAACAAACATTTAGAGTATGCAATTTTGGTCAATGGAATTGAAACCACGGCGTATGGGGCAACCGATTCCAATTTCCATAGTATTCAGATTGATACCATTTTGGATTTAGCACCAACGGATGAAGTGACATTCAAATGGAAACCAAACACGGGTGGTCCCCACACCATAAATGTATTAAAATCTAACTTTTTAGTATTGAAAAAATGATATTACTCATTATAAAATTAGCACAAGCCCAAGAATGGTATGGGGTATCGGAGACGGTGGAAATTGCCAAAGGTAAAAACCAATTTGCACAGAGTTGGGGACAAGTTAAAAACACATACAAAAGAAAATTCAAGTCATGGCGGAAGAAATAAATTACAATATCAAAGTCAATACAAAGGGTGTTGATGATGCTGCAAAGAGCATGGATTCATTTGGCAAAAAGGCCACGAGTGCATTGGGCGGGGCGGGTGAAACGGCAACGGATTTAGGTAGTAAGTTCGATGCATTGCCAGGGCCGATTGGCAATGTAGGTTCATCAATGAAAGGATTGGGCCAATCAATGATGGCATTGGTTGCAAACCCCGTTGGTGCAATCATGGCGGCCTTGGCGTTGGTGTTTGGCACTTTGTACAAGGCATTGACATCCACGGAGGAAGGCATGGATTCATTGAACAAAATCATTGGTGTATTTAGCGGTATTATCCGCCCAGTGATTAAGGTAGTTCAACAAATGGCAATTGTATTGGCCGATGGGTT